TATATTCCCTTGTAAATCCTTATTTAGCAGAATTATTTCCTTTGTCAACAATTTTTTTGGCAACTAATTTTTTCTTCTTTTTTTGTGCAGCGTTTTTAGTAGGCTGTTCCAATGTCTTTTCTTGATTGGATTCCTGCGGATTTTCTCCCATCATAGCAGCATCAGATTCGATCACCAATTCAGGATACTTATTATCCTCAGTTGCTTTTTCTAATCTTCGTCTGCCATAACTGCCAACACCAATCTTCTTCGCAATATATGAGTTGGGTATTCCTAAGGATTCACTCATGTTTCCATGTTTGACTCCAAGGAATGCTCTTGCTTGTGCTTCAGTATCACTATTCTCAGATACAGGATATGATATGTCAATAAGGAATTCAGGTTTTTTAGCTATTTTCTTGAAGATCGGTTCCTGACTTTCATTAAATCCTACTGCCTCATTCGACTTGAAAGTTAAAGGAAAGTTCACAATTTGATGTTTCAGGAAGAATATGGAAGCCCATAAATCGTATTTCAGGAAACGATCAAAATAAGCAATCTCATCAGATGTCCTGTCAGTCATTGGGCCACGACTGGCTTTTACAGATGCAAAAGTTCCTTTGGATGATCCAGTAAGGATATCAGATGGCTCATTCAATCCTGAAGCAACCATTTCCATGATGTCTGTGTCTGCATCACTGATCTTTGGTAAATTAGGATTCAATGCCACAACTTTAATTCCTGGAGGAATTACCAGAGTTCCTCCAGGAGTTTTCTTTGCCATAATTCCAGTTTTTGCTTTTTGTTCCGGTGTTAATGCAAGCCAAAGTTTAAATGTCCTGGGGTCCTCAATCTGGAATACCCAAAGGTAACTTCCTGAGGAACGCTTATGATCTATTTCGTATTTCTTCAAGTTCTCATAGTGGTTCAGCCATTCAAGTGTTGTTCTCAAATAGGATATTGCTCTGCGTGTCATGAATCCTTTGTCCCAAGCAACAATGAACTTATAGTAGTATCCTAATTTCTTCCAAGGATTGCGTTTGTTCTTTTTACTGTTCTTTTGCAGTTCGTATGAAACACCTTGTAAACTATCAAGAGTAGCTAATTCAGGATAACGTGCAATATTGATTGAAGGAATTTGTTCAACGCTTTTTTCAAGTGATGTCTTTTGATTAGTAAGAATATTATAAAAAAGAGGAAAGAGGGGTTTAGAAGGATGGAAAATGATACCTGTACCGTCATCGCCGCCTCCTGAAATGGTTGACGGATCAATAAAGTCAATCTCGATGAAACCATCTTCATGGCATGTAAGGCAAAGGAATAGCTCTCCCTCTATGTTACTTCGTGCCACAAATTTAGGCATATAGTTGTATAGCCTGTTGCGTGGATCATACTCAATCTCTTTAATTGCTTCGTTGATTTCGTGAATTTCAGACGATGTTTCAAACCCCATGCCTGTGAGTCTGCCCATGAGACCCCGGACTGAAGTATTGATTTGAGGATTTTTATGGAATTTGTCCCAACAATGTTTTTGGAGTTCTTCTCGGGAGTATTGTTCGGTAGGTATTTCAGATGAGGAAGTGAAACCATCAGGATCAACATAGTCACCATTGAATGAATCTACTTGCCAAGGCATTGTGAACTTCATACCTCTTAATTCATCCTCATTTAAGTTTCTAAAAAATTCATCGTCTTGTATTGCAGGAAGTCGTACTGTATCTTTCATTTTAACCTCACTGTAGGATATCTGGGAGAAAAGATAAAATTCAGGCGTTGAGTTCTGCTGGTTGGAGGGTTGGCTTTGAATCCAGAATCTATTCAAATTTTATTCAAATTATTTTAATCAAGAAAATACAATTTTTTTCAGGATTAAAATCATTGAATCCAAATCCTCAATGCAGAACATTCTACTACCTTATCCTCGCTTTACCAGTTCGCCTTGTGTCGTCCGACTTTCGTCTCTGGACTGTGGAGGCCAACCCACTCTGCTCCCTCTGTACTGGCGGAAGGACACCACCAGGAAATCAATGAGTTTGTTAAGCTGTGATCATTCCTGGCACTACTTATTAGCATTTTTTAGAACTGTATATCCTGATAACAAGATTATTCCTGAATCTTGACTCAGGAGACCGCCTGAATGTAGTCCGGTCAGATAAGGTCTTACTAACTTCTTTAAAGGATACACGGCTATCAACCAGTAAACAAGGAGTTCAAGAAAATGGATAGAGGAGCAAATCAGATGGAACTTTGGATAACCAACCACTATTCCTGAAACTTTGAATTGATCACTTCAATCCTATTTTGTTTTGGCGTGGGCGAAGCCTATGTAAATTAACGCACCACCTTATTTCCAGCTATACTACATATATAAAGGCTATGTCAAGCATTATTTGTAAGTTCCTATTAAATTTCTGTTATCCTGAAATACCCCAAAGCTCTGGTCAGTAAGAGAACGTGGTCTGAAGTCTGCGGCTGTAAGTAGCCTTCCTCCAAACAATGTCCACATTCCTGCAAATACAGAGTCATCCTGAATACCTCTGACTTCCATTTTCTCTGAGGAGCCAAACCATTTAGAGTCAGGGTCATGATCAAAGTTTCCTAATTCCTCTCTAAAGATATCCATCTGTTTGGAACCAGGAACATAGATTTTAGGAGCTTTTAGCCTTCCTTCTTTAATAGCATTATAGAACTCCTTGAATGCTTCTCTTTGTCTATCATAGGTAGGAAAGACTGGTTCAAAGGTAATATTCTTTTCCTCAGCCCATTTAGCCATATCCCACACACCATATCGTTCAGAACAAATGGTGTCTATACCTGCATACTCAGTATCGAACTCCTCAAGGATATCTTTTATATTGTCAATAGAGTTCTTTCCTGCTACCACAATTGAAAGGAGTAAATAGATGTACTTGGGACTTAAATTTTCTGAAATGTAAGGATTATCCTTACTTCCTGGCAATCCTTTAGCAAAAGCCATGACAATAGACCTTGCTTTTCCTCTAATTGAGTAAGGATCAGCCATATCCATACCGGCTATTATTGCCCAATCTGTGTTAAATTTATTACCTAATTCTACTAATTTTTGATTCGACATCCTATTATTTGATCCATATTCATCCTTTAATGCATACAAACTCTCCATACTTTGTAATCTGTTTGACAGGAATTCATGTTTTTGATTAAGGATAGGTCTTATTTTTTGATTATCTGCTACATTATTCTTATTAATATCCTCAATTGTTTCTTCAACTTTACTTCTATCCTCAAGGATTTGAATAGTATTCTCATGATTAAGGATATATCCATCACTTCCTATCAATCCTATTTCTGCAATCATTTCCTTGGAGAATACTTTTATATTACCTGAGTTCCATTTATTAAGGAAGTATCTCTCAAACTCAGCAGCAGGAAACTTTGTTTCATAATCCTTTAATTGATCCTCATCCATATTAGGATTCCAGTAATCCTCTAATCCTCCCCTTCTGGAAAACCTATAGGAAAAGAAAACAGTCTTACTCTTTCCTGAAATAAAGTTAGCATACAAATTATAAAGGATATGGTCTTTTGCTGATACTGTAGAGTCGATTACTCCTAAGGCATTAGGAATTGTCCTGATTGATCCATCAAGCTGAACAAAGAACTTAGGATTCTTCATATCAAAGATTTCAGAAAATGTATATCCTGTAATGTTAGAAACAATACCAGAGAAGGATGAAATTGATCTGATAATTGATCTGACATTTCCTCCTGAGTCTGTTAATCTGATTTCCTTTTCCTGCAAGTTCCTGTCTCCACCAATCATTTCCAGGAGTCTCGGTGAATTAAGGATAATGTCTCTGATAATATCATAATGGACAAACTTAGTTTGATCCTTACTATTTGCTCCTAACATTATCTGTTGCCTTGGCCAATTGAAGAACTTCCATAGTTGAACAAGACAGGCAAGTAAGGATTTTCCGTCACCACGAGGCCAACAGAATACTACAAGCCGATAAATGAACCTTTCATTCTTCATCTGTAATGCTTCCCTAAGGACATCACATTGTCTCTCCCACATTTCTTTAGAGGACTTTCCTGTCTTAGGATTCTGCACATTAGATAAAGCTCCTAATCTAACCCAGGTAGCCATATCATCACCTTCAGCATAGACAGGAACATGAACAAAATCATTACACCATTTGATCATTCCTTCAGCTCCATCCTTATAGCTTTTAGGAGTGTACCTCTTAATATGTGCAGGAAGGCCTCCTTGTGCTAATTCTTCCTCCTTCCTTCTTACTCTTCTTTCAAGATTGTGCTGATTTCTTCGTATTACTCTCATATTACCTCTTATAGATTCCTAAAGCTCTTTTCAAGGATACATAACATTTCCTTCTACTACGAGCCTTACCATTAAATCCTTTATATTTCCAGGATGGATTCTTCTTGAGGATGACATCCTTATCCTTATTCTCAATAGGATGACGTCCTTTATCCTCAATATATGAATTCTTCCCGATTGCAATG